GTTCTGACCAAATGGAACCTTTAAAGACATCCATTTTCTCTGACGAGTTCTACGGGCACTCTGTTGCAGATGTAAGCGATACAGCATATTCGTGTTCAGTTGACTACGAGCGTGGAGAACTGCGTCCATTCTTTACAGAAACGCCGCTCACCCTTCCTCAACCACAGGTGTCTGCTGATACTGTTGTGACCTCTGACGGGATTGCTATGCTCAACTACACGGAAACACCCCATGTTGAGAATACGCAGTACACGAAGACAGTTGCGATCAATCCGTCAAACACCGTGAATTGGTTGGGCTTTATGAGCCTCAGTCGCACGGTTGAGCCTCTTTATGATTACAATTACAGACCTGTAATCAAGACAAATGCGCTGATGGAAAACGACAATTGGATATCTGCAAATTCAAACAATAGCAATGGATTTGGAACCCAATGGAACTCTTGGGACAGCATTTGGACGGGCATAGAGGAAGTGGAGGAGGAGCAGGACGACATTCAAAAAAGGATCGTCAGCGTTCCGCACAGCAGTTCTGCCTCTGCTGTTCCCTCTTTCAACTCAGGAAACGTGAAGATTGGAACTTCCCGAACAGTTGAATCTGTGGATCAGAAGACAGGCAAGTTCATTCGGGCACGAAAATTGAAGAATCGGGTGCGTTACAACGTTGGATCTCGTGTTGTTGATCGGAGCGTGGTTCCTTATATTGCTGCTCGGTCTGGAGTGGTTGCTACCGTTCACGGGTTGAAGCCCAACATGAGTGATCTTGCTCTTTATATTGATGGCGAGGTAATCAAGAGCGGAATCCGTACAAACGAGAACGGTTCTGTGGTTGGTGACGATGGCACCACTATAGGGGTAACATTTGACGTACCCGCACAGAGGTTCTTGGCAGGTTCCCGAACGGTTCGTATTTCAAATGCTAGCAATACTGTTGCCGCTGATGCGGTATACCACTGCACAGGCATATTGGAGCAGCGTGATTCTGGTTCGTATTCCACCCGTCCACCAGAGTTCCGCCGTCAAACCACGGGTAGCGAGGCAATCGCAAAGGATCCATTCAACCGTGACATTGACTCTGTGGAAAATACCCATTGGAGCGATCCGCTGTCACAGACATTCTTTGTGGACAAGAAGACCACTCCTGACGGTGCGTTCATCAGCAGCGTGACCCTGTTCTTCTCTGAAAAGGACGATACACTGCCTGTTACGGTGCAGATCCGTCCCACTGTGGGCGGATATCCCTCACCATCTGTGGTGGTGCCTTTCAGTACAGTTACTCTGATGCCGTCAGAGGTAAATGCAGATTCGTCGCCCACAGGCACAGTATTTACGTTCAGTACGCCCGTGTACCTTGAACCAGGTGAATGGTCTATCTGCATTCTTACAAACAGCGGAAAGTACACCTTGTTTGCAGCAGAGTCTGCCATTAATGCAGTATCCAACTCCTCTGCAACATCTGGTCGTGCAGGCAACAACCAATTGGTTGGAACCCTGTACAGCCCACAGGGATTCGGTCCTGCCGTTCAGGACAATATCACGGATCTTATGTTCACGGTGAACCGCTGCGAGTTCACTTCTCCGAGCGGAACAGTGACATGGAGCAGTGTTGGAAATGTAGTTGGGGCACAGATTGTAAAAATCTACGCTCCAGAACTCATCACCACCAGTGCGCTTGTCTCACGAAGAATTGACGAAGTTGCATTCAAAAATAACGACGCAATCTACCTGAAGACCCTGTTTGGAACATCACCTGACATCGTGTACACCCTTACCGCAGGATTTGCCGTATCGCCTGTGATTGACACGCAGGCAATGTACGCGGTTGCGGTAAAGATGTTCCAAACCCCATCAACTGAGCCACCTGTATCCTCACGATACGTGTCTCGGGTTGTGGAACTTCCAGAGGATCTTGTTTCCAACGGAATTGCAGTGCTTCTTGATGCAAACCTTCCAAGCGGAACAGGTGTGCAGGTGTGGTGCCGCTACAGCGCAAACGGCGAGACTGACATATTTACAAAACCGTGGACACTTGTTCCGCTTGTGTCACCCACACCACGCGATCCGATAAAGCCTGAAAAGCCGTTCACAAGCGTTTCAGAAATTGATTTCCGCACGGCATACTACAAGAGCAATCTGCCGTTGGATACCGATTTCAAGGCGTATCAGGTTCGGGTGGACATCATCAGTGATGTGCAGGATCCGTCGTACTACAACACGCCCGCTGTCCGTAACATCAAGGCAATCAGTTTCAGCAGGACTGTATGAGCGTATCCCGTTATATCCGTGACACTCGGGGTGGAGCACTGATACTACACGATCCTGCTGCTGTGGCAGAGTTCAAGACCCGAAGAACGGTGATGCAGGAGATACAGTCCCTGAAAGCCGATATAAATACTCTGAAAACGGAATTGGAAGCCGTAAAGCGCGCATTGACAACACCCCAGAAGAGTGAATAACACATGGCAGCAAGCACTGGACCAAATTCAAATACGTACATCATCCCCGAAGTGGAATTGGGCGATACGTTCAATGTTTGGCGTGACACCACAAACACACAGACATTCAAACTGAACAAACTAAAAGTTTACGATGGTGTCAGTTCATCGTCTATTACACTGACTCTTTCTGAAGGCGGAACATTTCAGGCACAAATTGCAGACAACGTGGGCAAGGGTGTCACGTTTGCACAGCCTGTTGTGTTCTCAAGCGGCGTAACATTCAATGGTGATGTGACATTCAATGCTCAAACTTTTACTGTTAATGCAAATAACGTAACCATTGACGACTATTCCCTTGTTCTTGGTGCAACAGGACCGTCAACCAACAACGACAACACAATTAATGCTGCTGGTGGCGGTGGTTTGCTGCTTAATCGTGGTACTGGAGGCGATACCGCAGCGTGGTTGTGGCGAGCAACCCGTGTTCAGGGCTTGACTGGAGTTTGGGGTTCCAATGCCCACATCGGTCTATGTGGTGCAAGCGCAGGTCTGTATCCAAACAATGGCGGTGTGTTGCCTATTCACGGCACAGGTGTGCGTTTGGACGGAAACGCAGATGGCGCACACGGTCTTCAAGTAGACCTAACGAATGGCACAGGAGTGAATTCAGTTGTGTCGCTGTCGCGATACGCTCCTGCTGGTTCCACTGTGTTTGCCGAAGTTCTGAACGGGACTACTTACGGTTCTCGTCCGTTCCTTAATGTAAAGGACGGCGCAAACAGGAAAACCATCAGGCAGACGAGTCACAATCTTCGGTTTGGAATGCCTGTTCGTTTTAATGGCACAAACTATGAGGCAGCACTGGCAGATACGGCAGAAAATGCAGAAGTAATCGGAATAGTGTCCGCTGTATTTGATACTCATAATTTTGAGTTGACTTTTATAGGTGAGATATTTGGAATTTTTGGAAATGGTGAAGCGGGTGGGAATGGAGTAGTGATAGATCAAAATACAAATCCCAGTCTTACACCTGGAACTACCTATTACCTATCTCCAAATAGTTCAGGTAGAATAACCCCCGTTCAACCACTAATAGCAGGCAACGTGCACAAAGCAGTTCTTATTGCTACTGGTACGCAGTCTGCTATTGTCTTGCCTTTTACTGGCGGTCTACTCACATCCACTCTGACCATTTCCACTGCCTCCACTGTTGCCACCCGAATCAAGCAAGTCAACCAATTTAAAAAGGGCGATATCGTTCGGTTCCAAAAATACAGTCCGAACAGAACTCTTACGTATAATACTGGCGGGGGAACATCACTTACGGGTACGTATCCGGGTGGTGTATACGTTCGTTCGCAGGCAAATACTCCAGAAGAAGCAGAAGTTGCAGGAATGGTCATAAACGTTGACCTGCCAGTGTTTACAGGTCCAGATGGAGCAACCGCATACAGAGAATTTGACGTACTCATGGATGGATGGTTTGATGGGCTTTCGGGGTTGGATTCAGGTGAACAATATTGGTTGCAGGAAAATTGTGTTTCAACTACCAATGCCTTTGAAAGCGCAACCTCTTCATTTGGTATGGGGGTTCCATCATCTCCTGGTGCGATTAGAAAACCATTGTTCATGGCAACCAGTTCCACAAGCGGATACCTGTATTCGTATCGTGGTGATCAGATTGCATTGACAGAGGGAGTTGTGATTGATCTTTCAAATTCCCTTATCAAGAATTTAAATGCGGGAGTGACTGGTGATCTTGATATTGGCGTGTACAACACCACCACAACAGGTCACAAGTCAATAACCATTGCCACAGGTAACTCAGGAACGTTTACCACCAGCAAGGGATCCAAGCGCGGAAATGTGGGAATAGGCGACACTTCATATACAGATTTTTCCGCTGTTGGACAAGGCAACAGGATTCTTGCTCCGCTTGACCTTACGGGGTGGATGCGTGTAGGAAGCACCTTTACGGGTACACCTCCTGGTCAAGACCTCATCGTGATGCGCGACACACCCGATCTGCAAGACGGTCTTACGGCGTCTTCCCGTGTAGTAATTGGTTCTGACCAAAACACTGGAAACTTGGTGATTGGTTGGGGTGTGCGTCCAAACCGAACCAACAGCAATGCGTACATCAGCAGTTTTACAGGAACGCATGATCGTAGTGCACTTGTGATGGGCAGTGATGGAACCCATTCAAGTCTAATTTGGCGAGCGGCTTCTGACAACAATACTACCGTAAACTCTGCGGTTACGTTGACTGATGTGTTGAAAATTGTGGCACCAGCATCCCCTGCGGTTCCCGTCACATTCTTGTCAGGAAACTTGGGGGTAGGGAAGACCCCAACCACTACCCTTGACGTAAACGGCACCATAAGCGGCATCACTCTTGCACTGTCTGCAAAGGCAACCAGTGCGGCTACGGTGAGCACTGATGCGGCAACGACACTCACCACTAAAGGATACGTGGACGGATTTGACTCTGCAATTGTCGCTCAAATTCCAGGTATTGGACAGACTTGGAGTGTGATTGCTAATACCGACAGAATTTCTGGAACTGGATATCAAAACACCACCACAAAACCAATAATGGTATCGGTTACCTCTAACATTAGCACTTTATCAACCTCGCCAACCGCAATTCAAGTTCTCGCTGAAGTTGCTCCTAATACTGGATCGGCAGGTGCAGCAGGAACATATGTCGCAGTAGCGTCAGAGAGAAATGCGTCTCCTGCAATTACTGCTACTAATAGCATGGCTGCTAATGCTTCTTTCATAGTTCCTCCAAATCATTATTACAGAGTTACTATAACTGTGTTGAATGCTACTACATCAACAACAACATGGTCAGAACTCCGATAATACAAGCATAGAGACACACATGGCATCATCACTAATATTACAAGGCGGCGTAGCAAGCACACGCACCATCAGCGAATCCATAGCACAGGCATCTCACGGATTTACTGCTGGCGATGTGCTGCGGTGGGATACAGTGGCTCGCGGGTTTACCTACGCCAAAGCCGATTCCGCTATAAACGCTGAGGTGGTCGGTGTTGTAAATTTGGTTACAGACTCAAACAACTTTCAACTGACTTATAGCGGTGTTGTTGATCTTGCAACTCTTTCTGGACTGTCTGCTTCACCTGTTCTTTTCCTTTCTGCTGTAAAGGGCGGAAGCCTTGACATAATGCCTCCAAGCACCATTGGCTCTGTTGTAAAGCCAGTGCTCACAAAGGTAAGGGCTAACAGTTACGTGCTTAACAACTTCTTGGGCACGCAGATTGGTGGCTCGTCCACTGTTGCAATAGACGAAATTCAGCCTGTAGGCACAATCATGCCATTTGCTGGATCGGTTATTCCCGACACGTGGCTTGCGTGCAATGGAGCCACGTACAATCGCGTAGATTATCCTGAACTGTACACCAAACTGTGCTTTACAGACGGCGATCAGGTGCCCATGTACGGGTACGTTGTGGGTATCACGGGAGCAGGATACGCTTCGGTTGAACTGAATGATATTGTTCACTTCAAGAACGCAAGCGATCCGTGGCAGGGAAGCGGTCCTTACGCTCAAGGCTCAAACGACGATATTCGCGCAGTGGTGGTTGCCCTGCCGACTGCATCTGTTCGGTACTTGCAGTTGAGCGTGATTCCCAAGTACACGGGTGGTCGGTTCACATATCAAAACGCAATACTAAAGACAGGAAACGCTGCAAATGCCAATGCCAATTATCGCATATGGCAGGCAAACGGACAACCACGTTCCGCAACCACGTTCACAGTTACGGAAGTGGCAATGCTCCACTTCAGGACACCCGATCTGCGCGGACGGTTTGCTCTTGGAAGCAACAGCGTTGGGTTGAGCGACAACGCAATAGAAACAGAACCTACATTCATCAGTTCGCTTGGCATATACTCTATGGGTTCGCTTGGTGGCGAGGAAGCCCATGCCCTCACGAACACAGAGTTGCCGTCACACACCCATACTGCCACAGATGGTGGTCACTCCCACCTTTGGACAGGATTTGTTTCTGTTGAACCTGGAAATAATGGACAACTTTACGATTTTGAATTTGCTGCTGCGATGAGAAGTCGTGGAGTTTGGGTAGGAGGTTCTACTACCACTCCAAACACCGTGGACGGTAGAGTTCCTGCAAGTCTCCCGAATGGCGTGCTTTCTCCTCAAAGAATCGGTGAACTTCAAGAAAGTGGTGCTGGTGGTGGAGAAGACAGGGATTCTGGTGTTGGTGCATACAATGTTGCATCAAGCAGTAGCAACATATCAGTGGGAAATACGGGAGCAAACTCCCCCCACAACAATATGCCACCGTACACCACCGTGCTGTACATCATCAAGGCAAAGCCGTATACCCGTGCGGCAATTATTGACGGTGTAGATATTCCGTACAGCAGTCTGCTTGTCCGCGATTTGCGTTCCCGAAATGTCAGCGGTATAGCAGGCGATCAAGACCTTGTAATTTGCACAAATAAGGCAACAGATTCTGGAAATGGAACAGAAAGAATCCGAGTCAAAGGAGGGGATGGAAAAATAGGAATAGGTACAATATCTCCTATTTCCGAACTTGACGTAAACGGAACAGGAATATTTACCAAAGTTGGAGTGGGCGTTTCAAGCGTTCCAACGGTTGCATTGGATGTGAATGGAATAACGCGATTCACTGGATCGGTTGGAGTGAATACCGCTTCTCCCTCTGTTGCTCTTGATATAGTGGGAGAAGCGCGAAGCAGCATTTCTACAACTGCTACATCAAATGCCAAGACATTGGTGACGAAAGATTATCTGCAAAGTTTTACGAGAATCGGTTCAGTTGTGATGGGTGTTCTTACACAAGGACAGACTAGTAATATATTTGGAAATAGCGTACAGTGTACAATTCGTACTACTAATGACACAGTTACAATTACATTCCCAACGGGTACTAGTTGGTCTGGTTTTGCAGCAAGGAATTCTGACGGAGGAGCATTCGGAGGTTCTGCTAACGGACCTGGATTTGCTGGACTCACCACATTCACTAATGCAAACTCTTTTACTGCTACAGGTGTAACCGAAAGTAATACTAGGGTGATACTATTCGCAATTAGAACTGTATAGTGTTTTCATAAAATCATAAATACCTACGATGTCAATATTTTCACACATACCGTATCCAGCACAGCGACCAGTAGAAAACCTGAAGTTAGTAAGTGTAGACACTGTTCTGCACGTGTCTAACAGCGGAAGCGATACTGTTGGCACAGGAACCACTGCGGCTCCGTTCCAAACACTGTCTCGTGCGCTTACGGTAGCCCGCGAGCATATCATCCTTGGAAACGCAACCCTCACTATTCGGCTCCAACCAGGTGAGTACACACTCACGCAAAACCTTGACTTGTATCACCCACAAGGCAACAACTTGGTTATTGAGGGTGATCCGTCTGCATTCACGCAACGCACAGTTTGGCGTGTGCAGGACTACACGTGGAATCTGTCAAACTTTGCGGGTGGTGGGCACACAGGAACCCTTTCTCTGTTTGACGGCACGACCACCGCAGGCTGCACCTTCCACGGATACACTGCATCAAATAATGGTATGTACTTTGCGATTACCAACGCTGCAATCGGTTCTCGCAGCGGATATTACACAAGTGGTGCCAGTGGAACAGCAGGCGTGTCTGCTCCTTCTGCCTCATCGTACGATCCCCTGTTTTGGGGTGACCGATTCTTCAATCACGGTTACGCGTACGAGGAAGGCAACGCGATACTTGGTCTTGGACGCATCCTGAATGCAGGAGCAAATCCGCATACCGTTTCCGTTCAGTTTTCCAATCTCAACTACGACGGACGTTGCCCTGCATGGCACCTGAACGGTGGATTGAGCAATGCAACGCCATCATGGGCAGGTTTGGCAAACAACTATCCTGAAACACAGTATTCGCAGCCTAATGGCTACTACGGATTGCCTGGATGGCGCAACGAGAGCGGAAACGTTGCTTTCCCGTCCAATCCAAGCACTACACACATTACCAACGATCCATTTGTTGTTTCAACGTATCCTGTGGTTATTCGTGCTCCGTACGGCAACAATAATGGAAGCCTGTTCCTAAAGAACGGCAATCTCAAGGGGTTGCGCAACATCATGTTTGCTGCAAGCGCGTCACCTTACACTCTACAGAGTGGTGTCACAGGTGCAACTGCAAATCACTCACAGGCAATCAGTGCATTCACGGACAACGGCTTGGCTCACGACACTAATGGTGTTGCCCTGTGCCTTGAGAACGCTACGATTGGCATCCGTCACCTTGGGTTTAACGGTGTAGGAACCGCAATCTCTGCCTACGGCTCTAAGATCACAAAATACGCAGATCAGACGTTTGACACTTCTGGTGTTACCGCAGCAATTGTGCGTTATGCTACCCTTAACACATTAGACAACGCACCTGTGCTGTGCACCGCAAACTGCACAAACGGCATTGTGGCAAAGAACTCTACCATAGACTTCACTGATGCGTCAGGCATCAACCGCGAATACCTCACAGACTATCGCGAGGGAACCGTTTACGTGTCTGCGCTGTCCAAGCCCATCTCGCTGTTTGGCAGCGAGTTCAAAGCCACTTCTGTGGTCGCTAACAGTCACTCCCATGTGCCTACGTTCAAGATGGATCTTGTTGTTCCTCAGTTTTCGGGAATGACTTCATCTACCTTTATAGCGCACGTTGGCAGCACAGGGTATTGGACTGCGTATCCGCTTGCGAAGGCATATGTTAATGTGTCAGGTGTGGGACGACAGGAAATAGGTGCAATCAACTTTGTAACCGAAAGCACTGAAGCAATCTCACAAATTGCGGGAACCACAGCAGGTGCATCGTATGTTGGATCCACTCCTGTAGGCTATCGTCGCTACACTCTTCACGGGCTAAAGACTGCACCAACGGGTCTGAACTATATCACAGTTCACGATGTTCGTAACGGCATAACCACTCCATTCGGCGTGGCACAGATTGGCGGAACGCTTGAGGTGGAGTTCTACTCAGATAATAGCGGTGTAAACGTGTCTTCGTATTATGCAGTAGGTAGGCAGTCACTTGCTCTTCGTGGGCTTACAGGATCAACGTTTGGCGTAAACGGAGTTACAGGAGCCACGTTTGCAAACTACGTGCAGTCTTTTGACTCTTATGGTGCAGACGGCACGTATTTGGGCGATTATTTTGCAAATAGAAAAACCACCATTCAGGCATTTGACGGGTCATTCGTAACCGTAGAGAAGGCATTGGTAATTGACAATGGCGGTGCGGTGCCTGTTGAAGTGGCAAAGAACTCGTCGCTTATTGTGGGTGACGGTATAGTATCGGCAAACAAGCGTCTTGGTGTTCAAAGCAGTGGTCAGACAGACGGCACATTTGGTGCAATAAACTACAACAGTGGTGCAGTTTGCATTACAGGCTATGCGTATTCAGGCATCTACTGTTGGGATAACTCTAGCGCAATCGTAGGCTCACTGTTTATCAAGCATCCAACCGCTGTAAATTGCTTTGAACCCGCTGATCTGTCTCTAAGCGGCAAGATTCTCAAAGTGGAGCAGTCATCTCGTGCGGTACTATCCAACATATATGCACTTCTTACTGTAGGAAATTCGTCTGTCCTTGGCTCCGCTAGTGCGCAAACATTCACTAGCAGCGGGACAGGATATTGGAAGAGCCGAACAGGAATTGGTTACGGGTTTGTTCCTCTTGATCCGTCCCGCTTGAATGGATTTATTTCAGCAGAAAAGGACAGTTCGGTTACTATTGAATGGTCGCCAGCAATAACCGCAGGTACTGGCAGCAAGGTGTTCCACTTTGACGGAGGCGCACCTAATTGGAACGGGGCAGGAACGTCTTCACGTAATGTCAGTCTGCTGACTGCAAAAAATTCTAGCACCCTGCTTGTTGGCGATGTTCAGCAGTCTTCCACTCCTTACACAAATACCAACCTGTCCACGCGGTTCACTGTGGACGGCAGGACAGGAGCCACTGCACGAATCGCATCTCGCAGTGCAAGCAATACATACGTGTACGGAACAACAACGACTCGTCTGTGGGCAGGTGCAACAGGAGCAAGTTTGTCGGTTCATGATGTGAATATTGGAAGTTACGCTACAACACTCACAAACAACAACGGACAGCGAGATATTGTTCCCGCCGCAGGCATCACGTACTGCTCGTCATTCAACGGGTTTTCGCGAATTCTGGGCATCTGATACGGAGATAAAATGTTCAAGAGCCTCATACAGACTGATGCTGAAGGAATTGTTCGCAATACCGTGCTTGATGTGGAGCAGTACAACTACTCCACGGGATCGTTTCCGTTTCCCAACGATCCAGTTGTGATTGACAACGACTTGGCAGTGCTTCCGTTCATTCGGACTCGTAAAGAAGACAATACAACGGTATTGGATACGGTTTTTATCCATCCATACACGGAGCAGATTCTTACGGGAACAATTAACGGCGGGTTTCAACTAAACGAGCAGATCGTGCAAACGCCCGTAACTGTTGAAGTAACAAACGATCTTGTCCTGAACGGCGCAACCGCAACAGAGTATTCTCCCACCGTTGGAACTATTGGCGCAAGTGGAGAATATTTGGGTAAGCGTGCTGCACAGTTCAAGGGCACTTACCTTGACTTGGTGAGCGGTAAGGGAGCGGGACTAAGACTTCCGCCCATCAATACAGATTACAGATACTTCATGGTAGAGGGATTTCTTTACTTTGAGGCAGAACCCACAAATTACGATCCTATTTTGATTACTCGGAGCAGTGGTGTTGTTAGTGGAACCACACAGGATTCGTTCTCTGTTGAGTATGATCACGCATACAATCAGTTGGTACTTAAGTACACTCCAAATGGTCTTACTTTAAACGGATTTGATTCAACTCTGAATATGAGTCCAGCCGATGGGGTGACTGCAAATCAATGGCATCACTTTGCATTTTCTGTAGACTATCAGGGAATAACCACCTATGTGGCAACATTCTTTAATGGCACACGTATAGATTCGGCAGAACTTGTTGGTGGAGTTACTTGGGGTAATGTGAGAAACTCCACTGCTCCAATTTGCATTGGTTGTGGTCTATCAGCAGAAAGACCTCTTAAGGGTTGGTTGGATAGTGTGCTTATCAGTGGTGGTGCAAACGTAGACGCTCTCCGTGGATACGGACCAACAGGATCTTCTATAATCGTTCCTGTACAAGAACCACAAGCAGGCGATTACACTATCTACTCTCTCACCATGAATGGTCCACTTGCAACAAGCCTGTTCCCATGCGATACAAGCACTCGGGTGGTATCCACTGCATCGTATATTTCAAACAGCGAGAACAAAGTTGGTGTGGGTTTGGTGTCTCGTCAGCAAAGCCAATTCAATGGTATCACCCTTTTCAATGGCGTATGTTTTGGACACGCACTGACGGGTGTTTGTGCTGGTCCGTGCTTTGGTGTGGACAGTGGGACTTACATGACAGTTACGGGTGTAGAGCAACTTCACGGAATAACCGTTGCACGCCGTATCCGATCAAATGCAGCAGAGTTTACCATTGCGTACCTCTTGGGTTCTACTGGTATGCAGGGGCGCTCTGGCGCAAGCGGCGACTTCCCTATATTCTTTACCCGCAATTGGGGAGGCAATACCTTCTCGTATCTTGCAACACAGACCAATACCACGGAACTAAAGTTCATTTATGATACGGTTACGGTCAGCGGTCGCACTGGAATTTTTTATGTAAAGGATTTTGGGTCAGGAAAGGTGTATGGAGTGCAGACAGCGGACATCAAGAACCTGTACGCAGACGTTGTTGAGTACCATTCGGTGTCTTCAAAGATCGGCATTTCAGCATCAAGCCGAATTTTGGGCATCACTGGAATGGAAGACCTGTACAACGCAAAGGGATTTGAGGACGAAGCCATTGCACAGAAGGTTGCACCAAACATCAGCAACGTGGGCATTCTCTATATCAACAACAATGCTCGCTTGACGAAGAAAACCACCAACCCAGAGCGTGCCTTCCAAGAGTACACGATTGAGGGAATCATCAAGTAATGGCGGTGAGTCCAATGGAACTCAGGCACTACGGAAACGACACAATAATAATAAACGGCAAGGAATACTCGTTTTCAGATTTCAAGAAATTGGAACCGAAGTATTGTGCGCCGTACGGGTTTCATACCCGTGTGTACCGAAAGGGCGTGGAGCATTTTGCGTCTGACGGCTCCACCACCATCTACTTGCCATTGAATGATCCCCAATGTGATCGGATATGCAACCGTGAAGGTGAGTTGGCGCGCTTGGTTGCCTTAATGGAGTTAGAAAAGCAAAAAAAGACACGCTCGTAGGCTGCTAAATACTCCAAAGGAGAACGGTAAATGCCACAGCCAACCACACGACAGGAATTCAAGGAGTATTGCCTACGCGCCCTCGGTGCGCCTGTAATTGAAATAAATGTGGACGATCAGCAGGTGGAAGACCGTATTGATCAGGCAGTGCAGTATTTTCAAAATTGGCACGGCAACGGATCACAGCGCACATACTACAAGTATCAGGTAACACAACAGGATGTGACTAACGGTTATGTTGACACAAATGTTTTTGATACCAGTCTTCAGACAGTGACCCGTGTTTTCTCCATAGGCTTCAATTTGCAGATGAACAACATCTTCAACGTGCGCTATCAGATGGCACTGAACGATTTCTACGGGTTGCGCACAGGGCAGATGAACATGAACTACTTCGTGTCCACCATGCAGTACCTTGAGATGTTGCAGCAACTACTTGATCCCGAAAAGCAGATTCGGTTCAACAAGCACACCAATCGTCTGTATATTGACATGAACTGGACGGATTTTGTGGTTGGGCAATACTTGCTGATAGAGGGATACACTGAAATAAATCCCGAAACCTACAGTGAAGTATGGTCTGAAACCATGCTGAAGAAATACGCCACCGCGCTCATCAAGCAGCAGTGGGGCGCAAATCTGTCCAAATACAGTGGTATTCCATTGCCAGGAAACATCACGTTTAATGGTGACAGGCTGTATCAAGAAGCGTCTGAAGAGATTGCGAAGATAGAAGAAGATATGCTTCTCAAGTATCAGGAACCACCTGAGTTCATCACAGGATAATCATGACAGTAAACCCGTATTTTCGCAGAAACAAGAAGGGCGAGCAGGCTCTTGTAGAAGCACTTACGACCGAGGCAATCAAGATCCACGGTCATGAGATGCTCTACATTCCACGCGAAAAAGTAACGGAAGATCTTATTTTTGGTGAAGAGATCTCGGAGTTTAAAGATTCCAACCGTATAGAAATGTATTTGGAAGACGCTGATGGTTTCCAAGGCGACGCAGAAATGAGCCGATTTGGTTTGGACATCAAGGACAGCGCAACTTTCATTGTGTCCCGCAAGCGATTCATGGATGTGATGGGACACAATCCACAAATACGGAAGATCGGTCGCCCACGTGAAGGCGATCTCATATTTTTTGACTACCCGTACACCATGTTTGAAATCAAGTTCGTGAAGCACGATAATCCGTTTTATCCCTTGGGTGATCGGTATTCCTTCAAGTTGGTCTGTGAGCAGTTCAAGTACACAAACGAGAAGATAGAAACAGGCGAAAGCGAAATGGATGCAATTATGGATATTGCTTCTTCCTACTTGGTGGGAATCACGCTCTCAAGCGGATCAGGTGCGTTCCTTGTGGGTGAAACTGTGTATACCGGATCTTCTGCTGATAGGAGAGCATATGGTGTGGTAAACAAGTTTACGGATCCAGTTTCTGGTTCCAGTTATGTCTATATCAATAAGCAAGAAGGGGTCTTCCAAATTGGAGACATTCTTACCGGAAATTCTTCCGGATACACATATGCCATCAACGGCGTGTATCAAACCACCATCCGCTCCAACCACGTGGATCAGCAAGATAACGATCAGATTGAACTTGAGGAGAACAGCGACAACATATTTGACTTCACAGAAAAAGATCCGTTCTCTGAGGGCAACTACTAATGTTTTCCAAGTTTTACAACGGAACCATACGGCGCATGGTTGTTGCGTTTGGATCGCTCTTCAACGAGATCTACATTGATCGTGCGGAAAGTGGTGGCACAAAGACCCTGCTTGTCCCCATCTCATATGCACCAAAAGAAAAGTACAAGGTGCGTCTTTCAGGCGACCCCAACCTACAGAACCCCAATCAGATAGTCCTGCCCCGCATGGCATTTGAAATAACGGGTTATATGTACGATTCTGCCCGAAAGCGCAACAGCACCACAAAGTTCATTCCACGAAACACCAATCCTGCAAGCGGTGTGGACTACACGTATGCAGAAGTTCCTTACAACATTGACTTTGGGCTGTATGTGTATGTTCGGAACATGGATGACGGTCTTCGGATCATTGAGCAGATTCTTCCGCAATTCTCTCCCGAGTTCATGACCACCATCAACTTTGATGACATTAGAAAAGCAATAGACGTTCCTATCTACCTCAACTCTGTATCATCGGAAGAGGACTACGAGGGAGACTTCACCACGCGCCGAAGCATCATTTTTACGTTGAATTTTACCATGAAGACTTACCTGTTTGGACCAAAGAAGAACTACAAGGAAATCCGTGCCGTTCAGTCGTCATTTATCAACGGAAACGTGTTTGACGATCCGCTGCCAGCAGGTTTGACCTATACGCCTGGTTCTGCGGAAAACTTTGTGTATGCACGAGATATCATCGGCATCAGTGGTGCTGGAGCAACACTATCTAACTACGATGCTTATGCAAAAATATACGAGCGACTTTCAGGCGGCGGCACAACATACGCAGCAGGAATGTCTGCTGGAGGCATAACCGTAGATTGGGATATCTGAGGAGTAGACCATGAGTGAGTTTGACCATATTGATGCTGCGCTTGGCGCGGAAACAGTCCCCACGCCCCCTGTGAAGGCAGAGCCTACGGCTATAACCAAGATTGATGCGCTCCCTCTGAGCGACGAGAAACTTCAGAAAGACCTGAAGATTGACTACGATCTTGTGCGCGACAACCTGAAGGACTTGGTCTC